GTTGTAGATCGTGGCAAGCGGCGAGCCGGGCTGCGTCGTGGTGTTTGCGGGCTGCGTAAGGACGGCGATCGAAGCGCCCGCGATGGCTTTGCCTACCACATCCTGCACGCGCCCGTCGTAGCGGAACATGTATTATAATTTCTCCATCATGCCGAAACAGCGTTGGAATACCATTTGGCGATCTCCCGAGGGTCGCGCCTTCAACAATGCTCGTTCACGTTGCAGGCTTGCTCCTCTGTATCGAAATCGAATCAAATTCAAATTCAAATCCTTTGGCGAATTTCTTAAATGTCTGGGACCGAAACCTTCTTCTAAACACATGCTGGACCGCATCAACAACGACGGGCACTACGAACCCGGCAACGTGCGCTGGGCGACAACGCACGAGCAAATGTTGAATCGTCGAATGACAAGAACGCGCTATCTCGCTATCTGCAAAAATCTAATCGCAGCACGGCAAAACAGCGTTCGCGATCCTGTGACCGGACGTTATCGATAATCTCCTGAGAGCGCGCCGTCGATCGAGCCGCCGCCTGCAGCGTAGCCGCGAGGCCGCACGGCGATGCGTTGATCCTTGCGCACGTAGCGGTTGATCAATTGATCGCATTCTTCCTGCCACATTGCCCGCGCTTCGGCCCGTTGCGCTGCTCCGCGGCTGAACGCGTAAACGAACACGACCGCAGCGCCGAGCGCGTCTTCGCCGTCGCGGATGTTAATCGTCGTCTTCGTGTAATCGGCGGTCGGTGAAATGCGGGCGAGTCGGCCCTCGTAGCGCACGCGGATGTCGAGCGTACTTGTCGAGCCGACCATGTTGATCGCGTCGTTGCGCCATTCCCACTCGCCGAAGTACGGCCCTGGAATACGATCCTGCAGCGGCTGCTTCGCTGGCCACATCGGCGTGAACTGCGCGCCCGAGTTTGTCTGCCGCTGCATGAGCGAAAGCGGAAGGATCAGATCCGGCGGCAGAACAGGCTGCGAGTGCGTCGTCATGCCGTCGTAATAACCGAGCGCGGAAACAAACACCTGCACGCCCGTGTTCTGATTCGCGACCGGGGTGATCGGCGTGAGAATGGCATTGTCGACGACATTCGAAAGCAGCCCGTTATTCGCGAGATAGCGTTGCGTGCGCCGCACGGCGTTGTTCAGGAAGACATTCGTGAACGGCGCCGAGTCGACGAGGATCGAGCCCGCAGTCGTGCGCAGCATGTCGTTTATGATCGCCCGGGCGAGGTTCAGCACATCTTCGGCGATCGGGTACGTTCCTTCCTGTACTTGCGTCATGAATGACTCCGAAAATGCGACGGGGAGCGGGAGAGATCCACGTGTCGTGAGCATGGATCCAGCCGTCTTACTGAGATCAGGTGCTCAGAAGGCAGACTGCCGCCCCCCGAAGATCGTTTAGCGTTTCGGGGGTTTTGTCGGTTTTGTAGGTTCGGGCTGCCGTGCCTTGACGATCTCGCGGTATGCCGCTTCCGAGATCATGCCGTTCAAAAGCGCCTTGTCGGGATCGAAAACAAACCCGCAGGGGTGTCTGACGATCCCGGCTTTCGCAGGCTCGCCGCAGCCCGGGCACTCGAGCGTCTTTTTGTAGATCCGATTCCATGCGCGATCCTCGCCGAAATAGGACGCCGCGATGCGCATAAGCGGCGTAATATCGTCGAGCCGTCCGGCGGCTTCGATACTGGCCGCCATGTTCAAAAGTCTGCGGTACGTCGCTTCCATTTTCGTCCGCGCGGCCATGAGTTCCTGATCACTCGGCGGATTGTTCTTTGTCCAGAACACGCCGAGATCGTCGAGGTTCGAGCCGAAACTCCACCACGTTTTCCCGCCAGCGGTCATCGGGTGAACGATGTCCTGCGCGGTGTACTCGCCGCTGACCGAATGCGTCTTCATTTCCTGTTCGACGAAGTAACTGTCACGCACGACGGAAGGCAGCACGAGCGGCGCGCCGAGCTCCCCGTCGTCGCCGCAGGCCGGAATGACGAACACGCCGAGCGAACCTTTCGGCACCTCGTGACGCACGGGCCCGAGGTTCCAGATGTAAACCTTGTAAGGCGGATCCGGCGATAATGCCGCGTTATCGGGCGTGTAAACGAGTACGCCGTTCAATGCCTCTTCTCTTTCGCGTTTTTCTCTCAATGCGACTGGCGTGTCGTGCGGCATTAGTTCCTCCCTGATTTGAAAACGGGGGAGAGATTATCGAGCGATCCCCCACGCTCAATCATCCGTTCAGTGTTGGATGAATTTCTTATCTCTGACGATGGCCGAGGCCCATGCGGGCGACGATTTGATCGCGGCTGATCTTCATTCCTTTTTGCTTCTCGTGCAGTCGCTGCATCCAGCGTTCGCGGTTCGATTCATGAGTTCCGGCTCGGTTGCCAAAAGCCACGCTTGCGCCAAGATAAGCATCGAAAGCAATTCGAGCCGCCCGTTCTTTTTCGGCGAGCAGGCGGTTTCTGACGGCGTTTTTTCGTTGCTCATACGTCGTGTCCAGGTCCTTCATGAGGTTCGGGATCAGCAGATCGATCACCCAGTGCGCGAGCGGCATCGCGTCAATGATCATGCGATCGCCTTCGAAGCGCCTCGCGAACAGATTGAACGGCGCGGCTTCGTACAGGCCGCGCTCGGGATAAGGACCTATTCCCGGGGCGTCCGCTTCGAGGTCCCACGTGAGCGCGTACCACTGCTCGGGCGATCCGTAGCATTCTGGCGGCTTCCAGCAATCGATGAACCACGCAGGAACGCCGCCATGCTTCAGAACGACATGCTGCCCCTTCTTTCCGTTCGCGTCGACGCCATACACCAGCATGGTTTCGTTCTGCCCCCACACGAGGCGGAAGTTCGGCTCGCCGTATCGGTTCATGCCGCCGATCGCGTTTACATGCGCCTGAAACTCGCGCGGCGTTTCGCGGCGCTCCATGCCTGGAATCGTCCAACTCATCCGCTGGAACCTTTGAATTTTAAGTAATCAAACTTTTCGAGCGGATTCGTTTCCACCGCGATAAGTTTCTGCCGCAGATGAAGTTCGTCGTAGCGCAGCATCAGATATTCCTCGCCGTCGAGGTTTATTTCCGTCGCGCCGTACTTCGAGAACAGCACCACATCCCCGACGTTGACATTTAGCGGCACGATTCGATCGCCGATGATCCGTCCTTCTCCGACGGCCATGACGCGTCCCTTGCAGGATTTTACCTGCGCAATTTCGGGAACGTGCAGGCCGAATTGCATTTCAGAATCTTCGTCGATTCGTTTCACGATCACGCGATCGCCAAGCGGTTCGAGATCAAGCATGTTCGACCTTATAAAGTTTGATCGCTTCCTCGATCGGACGTCCGTGAAGTTTCAGCGGCACGAGTTCGATCACCGTGTCCTTCATGAACGTCGGGAATTCCCGGCGTGCGACGTCTTCGCCGTCGAGCACCTCGGCGTCATAAAACAGGAGATAGTATTGCCCGGGTTCGATCTTGGCTTCGCGGGAAAAATTGCCGTCACTCAAAGCGAACAGCGGCACGCCGAGCGTGCCCTGCACGAGAAAACCGCGCCGCGAGATCACAGGCGCGAACTCACGCGCGTCTTGCTGATCGCGTCGATCAGATCCATCGCGCCTTTGTTTTTCTCGCGTTGCTCGAGCGCCTTGTTCACGAGCTCGAGTTCGTGTTCGAGGTTGGCTTTTTTCATTTCGAGCAGTTCGGTCACGGTCGGGTAAACGGGACTCCCGGCGATGCCGAGCGTCGCTGCCTCGGTTTTCATCTGCGCGAGTGTTTTGTCGTACATCGGCATACCGGGTTCGGATTCCGGCGACGCGGGCGGAACGATTTCCTCGTAGTTCATGGGAGCTCCTGATTTTGGATCCGCCGAGGACATGCCCCGTACCCCGGCGGATCCGGTTGGTTCCTATGGACAGCCCGAAGGGTATCACAGAAAAGACTAGCTGAAATACCCCGTGGGGATCTGTGCGTTCTGAATGAAAGCGCCAGCGCGCACGTTGGAGTTGAACACGTTGAACGATGTCACGAAATAAAACACCGTCGACGCGTTGATGCCGCCACTGGCACCAATGGTCGGGAAAACGGTTTGCCCGTTGACGTCGTAAAGATCCGACGCCTTGAGCTCGCCCATACCCCAGTATTTCAGGCAAAGGGCGTCGACACGGCCCGGCGTGGCGTGCACGGATTTCACTAGGTCGTAACCGACGAAGGTCGCAGGGGTGAACTTTTTCAGCATGTCCTGCGAAGAATCGCCTTTGATTTCCTGCTGATTTGTGATCGCGACTTGGATCGCGAGGTTTTCGATCGCGGCAGCCTGATCAACGTTGAGATACCAGATCAGATCGGCCAGCGCCGGCGATTCATTGCCGAGCGCGAGCGCGATCTTACTGACGACGAGGCGGCCAATTGGTACGGTGATCGCCGCGCCCGACAAGTTGACCGTGGGCGTCGAAAGCCGCCCCGGGAAGTTCGAACGGGCGAGGCCGTTCAGCGTTCCCGAGTTCCCGTTCACCTGATAGGCTTTGACTCCCATCAGCGAAGAAGAAGCGGATCCCGGCGCGCCGTTCACGACGAGCAAATCGTTTGCCGTGGTTCCGGCAGGCAGAGCCTGCGCACTCCAGATCGTATTCACTACGCCGTCGACGTAGGAAATCTGGAACGATCCGCGGCTTACGCCGCCGACCGAAGGAAACACTTGCACGACTTGATTGTCGTAAAACTGGTTTGCGTTGCTGCAGATGATATTTGAAAAAGAAGGTCCGGCAGATCCAGTGCCCGAGTTTGCAGTCGTGACGGTCGCGAGCGTTCCGCTGCCGTCGCCCTGCAGGTCCGCGTCTAAATTGGATTTGAACTGCTCCAAAGTATGCGTGAACTCGGAAGCCTTCACCTGGACGCGTGATTTCTTGCCCGTTTCAGTAGACCACAGAGCCTGAGCGGTGATCTCACACGCCTCGGAGAAACTGATCGGCGTAATGAACTGCGCGGCATAGAAACTTCCCGTGCCACGGCCCATGTCGCCGCCGTCTGCGCTGAATTGCTGGTGCGTTGAGCCTGCCGCGATGCGCATCGGAATGCGCAGCGACGGTCGGCCCGTCGGATCGTAAGTCGAACCGCTTGATCCGCCTGTCGAAGTCGACATCGGCAGAACGCGGCCCGCCTTTTTAAGCCGGGCGTATAGCGTGTCCTCGGTCAGCATCAAATCGGGAATTTCTTCCCGTACTGTTTCGAGTTCGACCGCTTGCACTGCGGCTTCATTAAGAGCGGCCATTCTTGGGCTGCTCCATTGTGGACTTGTCGTTTTCGGTTTCGCCGCCTGAGTCGGCCAGCATCGGTCTGCTGAGTGTGGAACGACAGTGATGTAACCGTAACCCAAAAGGGTTTTTGGTCACACTTGCTGCATTGCGTTGCTCGGGTCCGAGTTTTCCGTTTTACGTGACTCGGGACACGATCGGATTGACCGGGAACGCAAAACTCTATTTCTTTTCTTTCGCGCCTGTGGCGGGAACGGGATTGCCCGCCTCGTCAACCCACGCCTGCCCGTCATTCGAATAGATCACGTGATGCGTCTTCGGATTAAACGCGAAGTAAGCATACGTGACGTACCCGGGCGGCGGTGTCGGCGTCGGCGGCTGCGCGGTCGGCTTCGTGCTCATTTTTTCAGCGGATTGATCACGTTCGGAATGGTCGTGCCGTAAACGATCGTCATGGCCACGGGTGCCGTAACCATCACGTCGACGGTATCAGTCTGCACGACCTGCCCGGCGGCGTTCGTTGCCGTATAGGTGATCGTGGTTCCCTGCGTGCCCGGATTAGCCGCAGTGAACGGGATCACGTTCGGCGTGGTCGCGTCGGGCGATCCGATCTGTATCGTGGTCGGGTCGGACGACACGGCGGCGATACTGCAGGATCCCGTGATGTCCGCTCCGGTTGAATCCTGAACTGTGACCGTCGCGGTATTCGGCCCGACGGGCACTGTCACTTGATTGGTTGCCATTGGTTGCTCCTCTATTTTTTCTGTGAGAGTACGTGCTTATAGACGACTTTCATCATCGTAGGCACGGAAACTTCCTCGCCGCCGCCGAGCAGCACCTCGATGCGTTTCGACGAATCGAGCGTTTCCTGCGCGATCGTGTTCGCCTTCGTCAGCAGCATGTTTGTCGCGTTCAGCGCGTCGAGGATTTGTTTGTCGACCGCCAGAATCTGCTCGAGCAGGGAAGCAACGCTGTCAGTTTGCACGGGTATGGTCATTTTCTTTTTCCCTTCCGGCTTACTTGTGGATTTTCGTCGCAACCCAGTTTCCAAAGTTCCAGCCGACTCCGGCTAAGAATGCGTACAGAAGAAGAATGACACATTGCAGCGGCATGAAATGATCAGGAATCATAGTCACCTCGCGTAATAAGCAGATTCGTCGAACCAATCTTGACCGTTCGAAGTGTAGAGTTTATGACCGTTCGGCGCGACGGCCACGGCGATGGGCAGTGAGTAAATCTTGTAGCCTGCGGGCGCTTTCATCATTCCTGACTGCGGAGCGGCCACGGGTTCGGGTTCGAGCGTTTCAGGCGCAGGCTCGGGCGGCGGTGCGGGCATGAGCGTCGGCGGCTCGTGATGCTCGACATGCTTTCGCATGAATCTACCACTTGGCTTTTTTTCCATTTTTCAACCATGCCTCTCCGTGGTTCCGCATCGTCAGCCAATTGGATTTTTCCGTGCGAGTGAAGTCGACGTCTTCCGTTTTTGGACGTCCGACGCTGACAGACGTCCCCTGTCTGCCAGCGCCGGGTGCCGCTCGCCGGACACCAGCGGGGGCCGTTCCGGCAAGATTGAAATCCCGCAGCACGCGTTTCACGACCATCGGCAATTTCGCTTTTGCTGCGGCGACGATGAACTGCACCGACTTGGCGTGGTCGTTCTGCCCCATCACCGCTTTGTAACGGTCGGCGTAGCCGTCGGCGTTATTCACCGCAGCGGCGAGATCCTCGTTAATCTGTTTCCGCAGGCGGTTCGCGGTTTCTAGGCGGATCGTCCGTCCGTGCAGTTCCTGACGCAGCAGGCGGTTCGTGAATCCCATCACCTGCGTGTTCACTTCACTGCGCACGCCGCCATAAAAAGTTTTCCGCTGCTCGGTCGCGAATTCCTGCCGTTCGGCGTCGAACCTTTCGCGCTCGGCCTTGAGCGGGTCCGGGCCTTTCGTGGCGTTGCCGAAATGACGCAAGTCGAGAAAATATTTTTTGAGTTTCTGGAACGTGGACTGTACATCGGCTAAGCGTTCGCCGGCGATCGCGGTTTCAAGTTCCGCCATGCTGTCGTAAACGCCCGTGCGTGTGAGCGTCTTCACCATATCGGGCGCGACGTTCCAGTCGTGCGCCGCGAGATCCAGCTGCTCGAGTTTCTCGAGATACGGACGCCCGAAGGATTTGAACCCCTCGGGCGCGGTTTCGGCCCACGTGTTCGCGAGCACGGGATCGCCCGTGTTCATACCTTCCTCGAGCACACGGGACGCCTGCGCGGTTTCGGCGAGCTCGCGCAGGCCCTCGGCACCGCCGTGCGCCTCGATCGCTTCGTGTGCTTCCCTGAGCGCCGCGAGGCCGCCAAGTTTCGACAACTGCGCCGTCTTAAACATCGCATCGGTCAGTTGCCGTTCGAGTCGCGGAAACTTCTTCGCGAACTCTGGATTGTTCTGCGCGAATTCCCGAAGCGCGAGCCTTACTTGCTGGGGTAAAGCTCGCCCTGATCGTTCGCCTTCGCCTTCTTCGGACTCCCCGGTAATCTCGGTTCCCGAAGGGGTACTGCCGTCTTCGGGCGTTTCGGTTTCCGTTTCTCCTTCGATTGGGGTTTCTTCGCCACCTGATTCTTCTCCTCCTAAGTCGGCTACGCCTGAATCCTCGATTAAGCCGAGATCCTCGCCTTCCATTTTTTTCCTCCTGATTTTTACATCACGGGCGGTTTCTGCCCGGGTGCCTGATCACCGCCGGGCGGAATTTTCGGAGTCGTCGCGAGCGCCTTGATGTCGTGCGCCTTTTCGAGTTGATCCTCGGCCATGAGATTCTGCGGGTTCAATTGGATCCCCATCTTTGCCGCGACCTGTGCCTGCCCTTCGGGCGGCAGATCCTTGAAACTCACGCTGACCGAATCCGAAACGGGTTTGAACTGACTGCCCTGCCCCTGCTGCTGCGCGATCTTGGCGGCCAGCGCACGTTTGTGCTCGTCATAATGCAGCCGCAAGTTCAAAAATCCGTCCTTCTTCTCGACACGCGCCTTGATCCCCTTCGGCGAATTCGCGAACGTCAGGATCTCGCCCATTTCGTTCTGATGGTCGTCGAGTTCCTCGTCGATCGGCACGGAACTCACAAGCGGCGGAATCTGCGTGATCGCCTGCGCCATTTTCTGCTGCGCCATGAGGATCTGCTCGGGCGGCGTTCCAGGCGGCGGGTTCAATGACTGCACAGCCTGCTTTGCCTGCTCGAGCGCCGGGTTCGGCACGGGCGCGCCCTCGAGCAGCACCATGATTTCGGCCTGCTGCTTTGCTGCGGCTGCTGCCGCCGGAATGACGAGCTCGGGCAGGCCGACTTTATCCTTTGCGATCGCGAGGTTGCGCGGAACCTGCAGCACCTGCGCGAGAATCGGATTCGCCGCCGCTGCGGCCATGAGGCCCTGCCAAATTCCGCGCTGCGCAACCCATGACTCGGGAAAGTTTTCATCCGTGTCGGGATAGCACCGCACGTTCCCTTTCAGGTCGTTCGGGTCGACGTTGATGATTTCCTTTGCGCCGCCCGCGCCCGGCATTTCGCCGGACATCGGCGAATTGCGGAATTTCGCGGCGGCGGCGACGGCCTGCCGCACGATCCGCGCATAACTCGCTTTCAGGTTTCGCCACGTCAGCCCGACACGGCCAAGAGCCTGATCGCGCTGGCCCGCGATGCCCTTGGCCGTATCGTTCGCCCCTGTATCACCGCCAAACAACGCCGGAAACGCGCCGCAGAGAAATTGCGGGATCTCGCCGAAGAGTTGCTGAATATACAGCATGAGGCCCTCGGCAATTTGGATCTGCGGCTCGACGAAAATGTTCGATGCCATGTCCTTATCTGGCCGCCGCTTCATGACGACATACTGATTCGGCTTTGTCTGCAGTTCCTCGAGCGCCTCTTTATCGACCGCTTCCGAGTCAACCCATTTGAGCGGCACGAGGTGCATGTAGGCGTCGTGCATGTAGTCCATGCAGTCGTTCAGTTTTTACTGAATCGGGATCAGCGGCGAACCGAGCGCCGGCCGATGCGAACCGTCGCCGGGGCGGCAGTGCGTCAGCGTGATGTGATCGTCGATCTGCTCGCGGCGCGCTTCGACGACTGTTTTGCCGACCATTGCAACGTAGCAGCCCGTCGGAAACGTGTCGTACAGCCATTCGCGTTTCGTTTCGTCCTTACACTCGGGATAAAAACTCGGACGGAACCACATCCATTGCTCGGTGCAGTTGTACGTCATCGCGTCGTTCGTCATGTTCGACGGACGCATTCCGGTCATGATCGAAGTACGCGCCAGCCGCATATATTCGGTGTTCGCGGTCGGCGTCTGCATGGGCTGCAGATCCTTCGCCTTCTTCGGGTACTTCGTTTTCATGCGCGTGATGTCGCGTTCTTTCGCGATCTGCACGTAATCGCATTCGTCGATCGAACTCGCCTGCATGGGAATCTTCGACTCGAGTGCGCCGAAGTTTTCAACGATTTCCTGACCGCGAGGCGTGCCGCGTCCGATGGTGATTTCTTCCTCGCCGGATTCTTCGCCGACCTTTTCGCCTTCTTCTGGCAGATAGCCGAGCTCATCCTCGAGTTCGCTGCGCTGCTCATAGCCGAACCGCTGGGCGTCGAGCACGTACTTCGTAAGCGTGATGCAGCGCGAATCCGTCCACAGAAAACGGCAAAGATCCTCTTGCGCGACGATCATGTTATTCGCACGTTCAATCAGCCGCCGAGCTCCCTCGGAATTCTCGGCGGCGCTGACGTCGGCGGGATTCGTCGGGTCGTCCGGCTCGAACCGGACGCTCGGCGTGCCTGCGGTCAGCGAGGCGATGATCGTGTCGCCGAACGCCAGATAAATATTCGTTTCCGAATTGTGGTCGTCGTAAGATTGGCCGCCGACGAGAATCAATTGCGGAAGAACCCACGCACCATTTCTTCCAGGCAAGAGGAACTGATTACCACGCCAGAAATACCGCGCTTTCCAAGCGTCGCGGACTTCAAGGCGATAGGAAGTGAGATCGCGCTGCGTTGCGGCGTTGCAGAGTTCGGCGAGCACGCCTTCTTTTTCTTCCTGCGTGAGGCCCGAATCGTCTTCTTCCTCGAGATCGACTTTATCTTCTTCGGTAACACCGTCGACGGCGCAAAGTTCGCCCGGCAGAAACTCTTCGACTTCTTCCTCGATTCCTTCTTCGTGGCCCGCGCCTTCCAATTGTTCTTCATCCGCCATGCTTTGCGCCCATAAACGCCAGCGCGAGGCGTGCACGCTGGCCAGTTTTACCCGCAGAATGCTTTTTCTTTTCGGCGTAAGCGTGTGTACTCATTCCGGCGCGGTGTGCCGCTTCGCGGAAGACGCCTTTCGTGCCGCGGTGCTCGATGCCTTTCGAAACGTGCTGCATCCATTTTTCCTCGGCCATTCGCTCATCTCCTCTCGAACGCGCCGCCCATTCCTGTAGGCATTTTCCCGGCGCGATAACCGGGCACGCGTCCAGGCGGTTCCTTTCGCGGACGTTCTTCGGGCCGACTCGCGAACAGATCCGTCGCTTCCGTGCGGTTCGCCACGGGCACGACACGCTCGCCTTCATGCAGTTTGTATGCTCCGGTTTCAGGCACGAGCCCGCCGTCCTGCATCGAACCTTTCACTTCGGGAATGTCGTGACCTTCGCGGCGCGCCATCGCGATCTGAATCGCCGTAGCCTGTGATTTCTTTTTGACGATCGGCCCGCCGGGCCCGGAATGCAATTTTCGCTGGTGATACAGATTCATGATTTCGCGGGCAGGCATTACAGTAAGGCGTCCTTTTCGCGGCGATCCTTTTGTTTCTTCACCTTCGGCTGATTTCCTTCGTCGTCCTTGAAATCGAGCGCGTCATTCTGCGTGACGTGCGCGACAGGCGGGGCGATGGGCGCGCCAAGATTCACGATGCGGCCCAAAAGATTGTTTGTGCTGTCCTGATACCACACCTCGGTGACGGGAACGTTCGCGTCGACGTAAACGACGAGCGGCCCGGAAAGCCACGGCACTCTCGCGATCTGATCGTAAAGCGTCTTCGAAATGCGAATGCGATCGCTTTGCGGGAAGCGGTGAAATCCCTTGCGTGTCATGTCGGCGGAAAGTACCGCGCCGTTCGCGTTGATGTTGTCTTCACTCATTCGTTTACCCACGTTCTCGCGAATCATTCGCCCGATGCGGCGATCGCGCTCGTCATCGGTTTCGATCTCGAATGGACTGTCGTTTTCACCTGTGCTCATTTTGCGAATCCTGCTTTCGAACGCGAGTTGTCGTACCACTGTGCCGAGGTATTCCTCGCGCCATTCGCGCCATTTTGAAACATCTCATCGAGCTTCGTATTCATTACAGCACCCCCGTTGCTCGACGAGGCCCTCGACTTTTTCGCACGGACTCGTCGCGTTTCCCGGGTTCGCCATGTGCTCGCAGCCTACGCAGTGCGAGTCGCCTTCGTCGGTATATCCAGATTCCTCTTTACTGATTTTAGTGATCCGCCAGAGATGGTCCAATCGAGTCGAATGCGGAACGCCGTTGACGTACAGTCCACAGACACCGCGAGCGGCGATGTTTCCAATAACTTCCAAACACTCGCCGGGATCGCGAATAAACTTCCAGCAGGCACCGCATCGCGCACCGCTCGCACGGTTGATCGAGCTCGGTTTGAAGTAGAGTACCGCGGCTTTCGAATCTTTTTGTTCACTCAACTCATGAACCCGACGCTTTTCGTTCCGCCGTAACTCGAACCCGAGCCGCCTTCTTCCATGCGCGCATGCTCGCCCGCGACCTGCTCGTCGTCTTTGCCCATATCGCCGAGGTGCGTTGTATCGTCGAACGCGTGCGCGCCGTGCTCGTGCGCTTCGCCAAGTGTTGCGTGATCGGCGTGGTGCACGTGGCCGGACTCGTGATGGCTTGTGCTGTGATAGCCGTCCGGGGTTTTATGAATGTGATGCGAGTGCGCCGGGCCGTGCTCGGCGACTACTTGCTTGATCTCGTCGTGCCCGCTCGGTTCGTGAGCGCCGCCTGAAAAGCCGCCGCCCGGTTTCGGACGCGACTTTTTCGGTGCGCCCGGTTTCTTGCCCTTCGCTTCGTTGTAGCGATCCACCAATTGCCGGTTGCCTGAAATTTTTCCATCAAACGTTTCACTGCCTTGCATTGTTCACCTCTTTCGTGGGATCCCACTCGCCTCGCTCGAGGATTTCGTTCTGCTCGGCTTCCGACTTCTCGTTCCACGCGGAAAGAATATCGGCTCGCGACATGCGCCGCGGGCCTTGCTGCGGCGGGGCGGGCGGCGCTGGCGGCAGCGGCGTTGTCTGCCCGTACTGCAGCAGGCCCTGCGGATTCTTTGCCAGCGCGAGCTCGAGGCGTTCGCACTTGCCTTGAAAGAATTCGAGATCCTTCTCGAGCCGCTCGGCGCGCTTGCGTTCGAGCGCCAGATCATTTTCGAGCAAAGTTAGGTACTTGTTCGCTCGCGGCTTTTTCACGTTCTTCCTTCCGCGTCTTTCGCAGGATTCGAATGTAATAAATCCAGAATTGCACGGCACCGACGAGAACAGGGATCGCGACGAGAAGCATGACAAGCGAGATCGTAACGATCCCGACGACGGTAACGAAATCGGTCATCTGAGCCGCCTTCCGCGATTCACCGTAAACGTGATCCCGCTCGATTTCGGCTTCGCCTGAAGCTCGAGATAACGCATGTACTTCTGCGTGTTTCCCTTGATCGCCTGGATCTCGCGCTGCATGGCGACTTCTCTCGGCACCCCGGCGGCGGAAGCATAACTCATAAGGCCGTAGCGAAACGACTCGCACACGTCGAGAAAAAGTTCATTGCCCTCGCTTGCCGCATCCTCGAGGTTTTTCTCGTCCCGCATGAGTTTCGGGATCGAATCGATCACATCTGGACAGTTGTCAAGTACAGCGACTCCATCAGTGTCGAGCAGGGTGTAACAGAGCCGCCAGCCGTCGACGCGACGGTTGTTTGCGCGCTCAGGACGCGGAAGGTCGAATCGTACAAAAACATCGCCCATCTTGTCCGCAATGCTGTGGTGCTGATCGATTTTACTGAATCGGTCGGGAGAAAGATAAATTCGCCCCACACGATCGAACTTGTCCCCAGTGGCATTGGCATTGACGATTTTCTCCGCGAGGATCTCTTCGTTCGTCTGCCGCGCAACCAATTGGCGGTAACAGAGAATCACGTTCTTCTTCGCGTCGGGATCAAATTCCGTTTTTATTCTGACTCGGGTCCACCAGAGCACGACAGTCGCGTGCTCGAAACCCCAGTCGATCGAGATCCATCGGTCCTGCCAGTCTTCAAAAATGCAGTCCGAGTATCGCTTGACATGTCGAGCAGGATCCCAGTTTTGAAAAAACTGTCCAGCGAGGATATTCCAGTCGCCGGGGATCCAAGCGGCTCGCAGGACAGGATCGACGATGGAATGGAGTTTTGAAATGTAATCC